TTGTGTTTTTATCTTGTTTTTAGGGACATAAACCGTATCCCTAGAGTTAACGAATAATGTATCCGTTTTGACTTTTGTCTCAAACTTATAGACAGTCTCCATCTCAGGTCTTGGGAACACCACAAACGCAAGAATAATCCCTACTAAAAAAGATATTATAGCTATCTTAATTCTTTCCTTGTCCTCCATTGGTGTATTGATAATAACATACAGCAGCTCTCTGTTCCCTATCTGGGAACTCTCGACTCATAATCGGATCAGCAATACATCTTGAGATAAACTCAGATTGAGTCTCCTTCGGTTTTGGTTTAGGTAGTGGCATTATTGTTCTATAAATAAGTTGTCCTGCTCTAAAATCTTTCTTAGTTCCTGTCGGCAATATTCATAAGCCTTGTAGGTCTCATCAGACAATTCCTTATACTTCATCTCAGAACGAAGCAGTTGGTCAAGTTGCCAATGAGCGTGCTTATAATTACTGCCATTTATGGCATTTTGAAACTCTTCATTATCTTCAGGCAAATTAAACTCTAGTATAGCTTTCATAACGGAAATTTACAACTATCGATTAATAACTCATAATGTCCTTTACCACCTGTTCGGTCACGAATACCAGAAAGAGTTAATATCCTACCTCCAACAGGCTTTACAGGTGCTCCACGTTCAACGTGCCAACCGAAGGCTCCATCTTGGTATTCCTCCTTGTATGTTCCTGTTATTGCAAGGTGGATTTGTTTATGCTCTATTTCATAAATTCTTTTGCCAGGATTGTATTGTAACGAATCCCTTACATCATTCCTGCTTGAATTTTCGTGTACATGACCCATTATAAAAATGTCCATGTTCTCATACATCTCCAAGGCTCTAGTTAAGTTTATAGCTGCCTTTGTGACCATTCCGCCACCTCCAGAACCATGAAAATACTTGATATTCTTGCTTAAAATAGTATTTTCAAATATTGAGTACTTGACAAGCAACCAACCTCCGTAACCTCCTGTCTGCACCTTTGTTTTATTCGTGTAGTTAAGCAAGTCAACAAACCTCTGGAGGGGATCAGTCTCTAGGTTCTTTATAATTGCAGTCTCGTGATTTCCGTAACCTATAACGGTTAGCAGATGAGCGTATGGACTAAACCATTCTACGGCATCTTCAATTACTGCGTCCAAATAGTTTGCCTTATTATGCTCTGGCAAAATGTCTTGTTTATTGCGTCTAGGGTCATATTTACCCATCATCAGGCAGAAGAAATCTCCATTTATAAAAATCGGTATCTTATTCTGCTTACAATAATCTAGGTGAGACTTGAGCATTTTGCGGTCGCATTTTGGGTTATCCCAATGCAGGTCGCTAAGTAATGCTATTTTAGTTTCTTCCTTGTTAAGGGCAATAGAATGCACATTCCGTGCTATTTTAGTTACTTCCATTAAAGAGCTAAATAGGTTGTTTTTCCGCTTGTTCTTATCGCCTTCAGCTTTTGCTTTCTGTTTTTCCCCTTCACATAAGAAACGTGTACCCAATCTGGATTAAAGTCAGTTCCAAACTCCCAGATTAGTTGATCAAAATCTAGCTTATTTTTTATGAAATCGAATACCATGCGGTTGGTAACCTCTCCGTTGCTGCCATCCATGTCGATGTCAATCGCTTGGCCAGTACAATGCTGAGAAGATGAGCTGCCCTTAATAAAAGCATTTAACTCCTTGGATCTGTATCCTGAGCTTATGAATATTGGAGTTTTAAAATGCTCTCGGATTGGCTCAAATACTTTTTCCGCTAACAATTTAAAATTCTCTAAGTGTTCAGCGGTTGGCGTGTTGTCAATTCCATGACGCTTGGCCGTATCGCTTCGGGTAATTTCTGCCAGATTTAAATTAGGACTTATCTTCATTGTTTGGCTTTTTAAATATCTTTTCAGCTGCTGTGATTCCTAAAGCTGCGGCGGATAATGCTGCAACGGAATAGATTAACGGCTCGTTTTGATTTCTTATTAAAGTATAAGACAAAGTAATTGCGCTGATAACTCCAACAAGGCGTTTGCTAGATGCTTCGCCATTTTCGCTTAAAAATCCTTTTGACCAGCTAAAAAATCGTCTCATCGTCCTTGACCTTTATAGGTTTTAGGTTTCTGCTCACTCTTGGAGTAGGCTTTTTTGGCTTTACCGTTTCTACGTTTGCCAAAAGATGTAGGCTTAAGATTTGAGTTACTGCCCTTTTTCATTTTTGCGCTGCTCAAATAAAGCTTTCTCGTTTTTAATCTTGAATATTAGCCAGATGATAGAAAGGCAAGAAATAATTACCGTTAGGAAAATATTTACATTCATTAAATCCAGACTTTGAAACACGTTTGCAAGTATTGCCGCAACTGTGGATGGTAAGCCTATTTCGTCTTTTTGGAAAATATTCATTTCATTTAATCGCTTTTCGTTTATCAAAAATAACTCATTTATAGGCAATAAAAAAAGGGCTATTTCTAGCCCTCTAAATTCTCGGTAATGGTTTACCCTTACTTCTCGCTCAACGCCTCGTAGAGAGGTGCTAAAATAAGCACAGTGAAGCCTTTAGCCTTTACCTTGTCCTTGATGAGATCAGCATCGCTTTTGGTCATCTCAATCTCGCCCTCAGAATAGTAGATTTTCTTAGCCAACTCATAAACTCGAATCGGGTCATCCTTGTCTTCTGCGGTGAATAGAGCATTTCCTACTAGCTTGGATAGGTGCATTTCTTCCCCCTTTTCGTTAGGGATTTTGTTGCCTTCGATGTCTGTAACGGCAACTGCTAGATTTACTTTCATAGTAGTGTTAAGTTTAATTGTTCGGCAATATAGGAAAAGGCATAATCATTATCACCTGTCCAGCCTAAATAATCTTCACCGCTCATTGATACATTGCCTTCTGCAAGTGATTGCCCGATTGTGTCAGGCTGCTCACCGCTTGAGCAAAGCTGGTAATAGAATGTGCAGCTATTCTCTAGGTTGTCGTTGATAATGTAGGCGTTTAGTAGGTTTGCCTCTTGGCTTTCGCCGTTTTTCCAGATTTGGATTGGTTGTATTGGTTTCATAATTATTAATTGTTAGTAGTTTTTGCGTGTAAATAATAAGTTGTGCCATTAACCTCTACTTCAATGGTTCTATTAGGTGATGTAGGCGATACTGTTGCAACACTTCCAAGTCTCCAAGGTTGTGCAGTACCTCCTGTTGGCCCAGCTGTTTTAATTTTTTGAACTTCAAATTGACCATCAGTTTTTAAAGTAGCAAGAACATTATTGTTTGTAAAAAAATCTAATTGATGGTCAGAATTAGTGCCAACATATCCAGTAGTTGCGCCAACTCCAATAGTAGTACTAACACCTGAAGAATTTACAATAGATACTTTTCCAGATGTTGGAGCATCTAGCCATATATTACCATCAACTCTTAGTTTATTTCCATTATCAGTAACAGAACTTCCTCCAATTCTAACATTACCTCCTGAAAAGATGCGCATAGCCTCGGCATTGCCTGCGTATATTGAAACAAATCTACTAGCAGGAGCAAGCAAATATAAATCAGTACCTGTTGCATAAACTCCATCTGCTTGCAACTCTGTAAATAACGAATCTGTGCTTCTTCTTCTAATGTTTCCATTAGCCGTCACGCTACTGCTAAAGGTAGCTGCGCCTGTGGTTCCAATTATTGACAATCTTGTTGTTGCAGGGTCGTTAGTATTATTAGTGCCTGATTGAAAATCCAAAGTTCCCCAACCTTCCCAATTTGTTACAATTCTCCAATTTCGTGCATTTCCGTTTGCAGCAGCAGTTTGCATTAAATCAAGTACGGGATTATCATTTGAACTTACAATTCTAATTCCATCATTACCACTTGTATTAACTTGTAAAATTCTTGAAGTTGCTGTTCCGCCAACAATCATTCTTGTAAACCTTCCTGTTCCGTTGACATCTAGCTTATAGCCTGCGTTTGTAACTGTTCCGCTAGTCAATAGTAAATTTCCATCTGAGAACAAGGTCATCGCTTGGGTGAAGGAGATAGCTGCTCCTGCCGTTCCTATTGGCGCATTAAACCAACGATGCTCACTTGTCAAAGCAGTTATTGAATATCTTGCCGCACCATCTCCTGTACCTTTATATTCCCATCTTGAGTCCGTTGCATCAAAAAATGAATTAGTGCTAAAGCTAAAATCATTTGCTCCTGCACCTGTCCAAGCTATTGCAGCTGCTTGAAATTCAAACGCTCTCCAACTACTACTCCACGCACTAGGTGTAACTCCTAAGCCAAGGTTTCCTGAGGTATCTATATAAACTCTATTAAAATCTCCTCCTGTTGCAAGTGCTAATGCTCCTGTTGATTGTAGCTGCGTATACACATTCCCACCTCCATAGGAAGGGTTTAATGTAAAAGATAGAGTTCCTCTATTAAATAATGCAAATCCAGAAGCACTAATATGAGTACCTAAATCTTGTATTACACTATTCCCAATCGTTGTACTTCCTGTAAACTTAGGCAAGTAGTTAGTCGTTCCTGTCCCAGTAACTGGATTAATCAAAGCATTCTGCTTGTTGTTAAAGGTTGTCCAATCAGAAGCACTTAAAGCACCTCTGTTGGTTGCCGATGCCGTAGGTACATTCAAAGTAATAACTGGCGTTGTTGTTCCGTTTGCAACGCTACTATTTAAATCCGTTCCGCTTGTTCCTAGAGTTAAAGCTGCAACGCTTGTAACCGTTCCAACATTATAAGTTCTATCGGCACTCAAGTCCTGAGTAGTTCCATTAATCGTAATTGTCCTACTAGTAGGAACACCACCCAAACCAGATATGGTATAGGTAGGTACATTTAAAACTCCAGTAGTGTTGTTATATGTTGACGAGCCACTTGAACCCGTGGTAGTTAAGCTAATAGCAGCTCTAGCTCTTGCATCAGTAAAGTACAAGTTCCCACTCTCAGTAACCTGTGCAGTCGTATAGTCACCATTCGCAGCAACAACTGCTCCTGTTCTGCCAAACACGCTAAGAACAGCATCGGTGTTTAAATCGCTCCACGATGCAGTAATCGTTCCGCCATCCTGCTGCGTCAAGGTCAAGGTCTTAGTAGTAGTTCCTGTAACCGCAGCCGAGTTAATCTTATCGTTATAAGCCTGAGTAAATAAACTCCAATCAGCACTACTCAAAGCACCTCGATTCGTTGCCGATGCAGTCGGAAGATTAAACGTATGCGTTGCTGTAGCACTAGCAATGTTAAAGTCCGTTCCGCTGGTGCCAACCGCTAGGTTCTGCACTTGAGCAGTTAAGCCATTAAGAGAAGTTAAACCAGTTGTAAATGTGGTTACTACTTGGCACAACGTGTTATTCTCCGTATGCATTGTAATTGTACGGCCAGAATGAGTAACATAAAATCTAACCGCCAATCTATCTGTTAAAGCTAGCGTTGTAGTAGGTACGGCAAGCGTAGAGAAATAAGGGTTTAGGTTAGTTCCAAACGCAATTAATTCAGGCGACGTACTACTTGAGGCAATTAAGGTAAAAGTTGTCCCATCGTATTTATACAATTCAACATAAAACGTAGGCGTACCTCCGCTACTTGATGCGCTAAAATAGGTTTCAAAGTTCCAGTTTCCTCCTGGTATTTCTAGCAAATTTGGGTCGCCAGCATCTGTTAAAAACGAGGCAATATAGCCGTCCGCATTAATGGAAAACTGCGTACCCGCTCCAAGAATAGGAACTTTATTCAATTCCTTATAAGCAACACCACCGATTGTTCCTTGGCTTATTGAGCCGTTTAAATAGTAGCTAACAGATGACCCTCCACCACTAGCTTGCGGAAAGTCAGCCAAAGAGCCATCGCCTCGAATGTATTGTCCAACCGTTCCTGCACCTGCAACACCAATAGTTCCGTTAGCAGTCAACGGAGAATTAGACACAGTAAATGCTGAAGGCATAGTTAAGCCAACAGAGTTCAAAGAACTACCTGGAGGGTTTACAGGAGGCAATGGTTCGCCTACTATTGACCCTGAGCTGCTAGGAGCTACTCCTGTTCTTACTTTTGTCGCTGAAAAGAATTTACCTGGTACGTCTGCCATATTAACTTCCTACTATGTCTAATCTTGCTAATTCTAGTCTCCAACTATTTGCCATTAAATCTACCTCCATTGCAATTACCATCCAATAGTGACCATCGTATTCAATGTTCTGATATGGTTTAATCTCCAATGGATTTGCAGCATCTCTAGGCAATGTTAATATCAATCTAGGGTTCTGCCTTCCCTTAATATTTGCTAACTCCTGAAGGAATATCTGAATCAATGGTAATGACTCGATGCCATCCCTAGACCAAGCCTGAGAATTTGGATTGCCATATCCAGGTAAGTCGAGCCGTATAGCACTACTTGAGTTCTCTGTGTCAACATCACCGATTTTAAACTTGACATCGGGATATACGTTTGAGTATGATTCATCTGTTATAAATTTCTCTGATATTTCAGAAGTCGCAAAAGCATCGTTTTCTTCGATTTTAAGCGACATATTTCTATACCCAACCGTGTACTTATCTACAGAGGCTGAGTTAGTTGTAATGACCTGATATAGCCTTATAATGATATTGCCATCTTCAGGTACAACTACGTTAGTAATATCTAGCTTATTCCAAGCATACAATGATCCAATAGGGAACTGCATGACTGTAAATGTATTTGTCCAAGTAAAAACATCAACACCATCAAAAGACAAATAGCTATTTCCGATGTTAATCATTACTCCTGCATTTGTATTTGGTCTTGGTAAATCACCTGAAAATCTAGGCTCAAAGATAAATTCAAGTTGGAAACTCAAAGTGTTAGCCAAATCTTGAGCAATGGGAATTGCTTGACCTGTTCTTGTAGTATCAAGTTCAATAAATGATAAATAAGTATCAGCAGTTCCACTTACAGAACTTGTTCCCCATATCTTACAATATTCTCCTAAAGCATCAGAAACATACTGAATCCTTGCAGGATTAATTCCTGTAGGATATGAACTAGGCTGACCACTAGGAATAGCACTAACATAGTTCCAAACTCTTAACTGATAAACTCCTGGGTATGCACTATCAGACCCATTAAATTGCCAAGAATCTATAGAGAATGGCTCTTCATACACACCTCCACGAGATGAGTAATCAAGCACACCAAGCTCTAGCGTTCCTGTAAACTCAGTATAAACAGGTCTGCCTGTACGCTGTCCTGAGGTAAACTTGCAAGAGACATCCATGCCAGGTGTAATTGTTGTTATCCCTTCTCTTGTAGCGTCTGTATTATAGTTAAATAGTCTGTAGCTATCCTTTCTCAATTCAGGAAGTGAGATGATGTAAAACTCATTCTTCCACAAGAAAACCCTGCAAAGAAATGGCTTTAATAAGGATTCTAGAAAATCAGAAATGTAAACAGATGTGTTTTCAATAATCCCATTAATTGATAGGTACAAAGGTATCTCACCATCTGTAAATACTGCATTAGCAGGAACCAGTAGCTGTTCAAATACCCCATCACTAGTATCTAGCCTAGTCTCGTAAATTTCACAAGCAATATTGACAGGTCTTAACAAAGGGAATGTTTGGTTTAACGCTCCAAAGAAGCCACCAATAAATGTGTTGCCTGAGAATCCATCAAAGTATTGCTCGTTTACTCTTTTAGAGTCAAAGGAATTAAATCCATCAGAAGCAGTGAACTCCATGACTTCTTTAATACCTATTTCATTAATTGTAAGCGTAGAGTTGTTGATGTATCCAACCCAAAATAAGTCACCTTCAATCAAGACTTTTACCTGCCACTTTCTATAGCCTCCATCAAGTATTTCAAAGAACTCGTCACGCATTCCGACAAGACCGAAGTTAAAGAAGCTTCTAACTATAGGCTCAATCTCATCTGCACCAAAGTTTCCCCAACGGAATTGAAATCCTGATGTGTGCTTTTCTATAGGTGAACCAACATATCCAAACTCATAAATCTCTAGTCTGATAAGTTGCAGAGACTGATCCTCAGTTTCAGAGAAGTACTTCAGCTCATAATCAGTATCTGTAGGAGCAAATGTTCCTGTAACATTCACAGCTATTTTAATATCCCTAGAAGGCATATTAAACGTGTAAGGATTTGTTCCTGATGTTAGGAATCCATTGTTGATGTTATAAGAGCTAAAAGTGAATCCAGAATCAAAGGTACCTAATAGCGTCAAGCTAGTTCCTTCCTCATAGAATTGTTCTACTGGGTCTCCATTGACAGTAAGTGTCCCTGTTCCACCAACTATTGCAAAGCTGAATCTATATTGTGCCATTGCTCAAAAATACGAAAAAAAATAAGGAATCTCTTGACTTAGAATTTTCAATCTATTAATATTGAGTCATTATGACACGAACACTTAAGGAAAGCTCAGAAGTAATCGCTAAGACGATTGCTGAAATCAGGTCATTTGCACCTGACATCACAGAAGAATTAATCGAGAGGACTTGCATTAACTACGAGATAGATGAAGATGTAGTCCGCAAGATTGCAGGATTTAAAAAAAGAATTTCATAGTTTATATTGGGTTAGATGTTAGCTAAGACCTTGGTTTATGACCAAGGTTTTTTTTATCTCAATCCTCTTCTGATTTGAGCTTGCTCCACAAAGAATAACAAATCATCTGGCCCCTTAAGCATAACTTCTACTCCGTACATTGAAGAATTTACTCTTGCCCCTGAGTAGTCCATAGATGGCAACTGAGGAACGATAATTCCATTGGTGTTAGGTACAAACAACTCAGGTCTACGCTCACCTACAATGTATGCTCTACCCTTAGATACAGGGCCACCAAATTCTCTATTTGTATAGGTAGAACCTGTACTAGAAGATACTGAACCACCGCTACCCGCTTTAGAAAATGCTGAACTAATTAATGCTACAGCACCAGCGATAAATACAGGAAGTAAAGCAAGACCAACAGGTCCCAATCCCTTAGCTCCTTCTGTAGCAACAACTATAGCATTTCCTGTAGCTTGTTGAGCATTAGCAACATTTGCAGATGATGCTGCTGCGCTTCTAGCTGCTGCTTGCTGAAGAATTGCTGCAATAATCTTTGGAGTTTGAGAAAGTAATGTTGTGACAAAACCTCTTAACGCTCTATCTCCAATATTTAATGATGCAGCTATTCCTGCTCCAAGAGAACTAAACGCATCAACAATAATTCCAATTTGATTTTGTATTTGTGGTGTTTCTTCAAGTAATTGTTCAGTTAAATTACCTAATGGTCTATCAGTAATAATACCTGCTTCTTTTACTTTATTAATTTCAGCAGCTATAAATTCTTGTCCTGTTTGACCAGTCCTTCCTCCTTTTTGTATTCTTTCAAATCTAGCTCTTAATGCATCAATATCTCCTTCTCTAGGTAGACCAGCATTAGGCAAGTTAATAAGCTGTTCAAATGTTCTCTTAAGTTTGGTTACTTCATCATTAAGTTTTTTTGTGCTTTTTGATGCATCATCAGAACTAATATTGTAAAATTCTAATTGTTGATTTACCTTTTCTAAAAGACCTCTGTATAAATTAATCTCATCTTGAGCTAATTTTTTAACAAATTCTTCACTGCTATTAGCTGCACTTCTTAAATTTTCACCAATTTGTCCTTTAAGATATTGTTCTAGTAATTCTAGTTCACCTTTTCTTAAATTATTAATTTTTCCAGATAAAGCGTCAACAACTTCAGCAGCAGTTTTAAATGCAGGAACATCAACTAATCTACCACCAAGATTTTCAGTTTTTAAGAGACCTACATCTTTAAGTAATTTATTTAATAAATCTTGAGCCAATAAAGCATTGGTATTCTTAAGTGATTCATTAAATTCTTTTTGAGCATCATTTAATTCCTCTAATGGAGATTTAGTCGACTCTGCACTTAAAGCATAAGCAGTAAATGCAGTAGTTACAGCAGATACAGCTAATACAACTAAGTTAGCTGGAGTAATTAAACTGCTAAAAAATGTTTTTAAAGCTGCTCCTGTACTTCCTGTTGTTGTTCTTAAAGCAGTTAATTGCTCCGCAAACTGCTGAATGTTGTTGCCAACACCAATAATGCCAAATGGAGCATCCTGAATTATTCGGTTAAATGCAATAGCTGATCCACCTGCTGCACCTGCTGATACTCTAAACTTATCAAAAGATTGAGTTGATGTATTAGCAAAACTTTTACCTAGGGCATTAAGCCTAGTTAATTCAATAGTAGTCTGTTCTAATTGTGCATTAAAATTAGCAATCTGCTTCTCATTTGTAGCCTGACTTAAAGAAACCTTTAACTGTTTTGCTTTAGCATTGAGTTGCTCAATTAAACCTATCTTTCTTCTAAATCCAACATTAGACTTTTCAGAATCCGTAGCGGTTTCTGTCTCAAAAGACTTTAAGGTCTGTTTTGCCTTGGCTAAGGCTGATTGCAAACCTTGAATATCGGCAGTTAGGCGTATCTGAAGCTCATTCATAAGTCAAAAATACTAATTTTTAGCCATCTTATCTAAGAAGGCTTGCCGTCTTGCTTTTACAAGCTCTGCGTCTAGCTTTCTGCCACTACCATCTGTAGGAAGTGGGAAGTATTGCTGAATAGATTTATTAGGACTCTTCTTAGGTATAGAAGTATATACCTGATATGCAATCAATCTATATTTCTCCCATTCCCTTGCTTGAAAAGTCTGATGACCTCGAAGAGTAAGTATTGTCTCTGCAAAAGTCATTTCATAAAAATTTTTAGGAAGTATGCCTACTTCACCAAATATTTCTTGGCAAATGTCAAGCCACCTTAATTTTTTTTTTCAGCGACAGAATTTGTCTTTGATTCTAATTCCGTAATAGCAGGTAGATCAACACCCATAGATGACCAAAAAGTATTCCATACAGAATAAATATCTTCGGAACTTAATTCAGCAATCCATTCCCCTACCTGCTCTGCTGTTGCAGTCTTAGTAAACCCAACAACATAGTCGTTTCCAATAAGTCCTGCGTAGATTAAAGTTTTAACCAACAAATAATGATTCTCCTCATTAAGCTTCATTATTCGATTTAGCAAGTCATCTGTTTCAAAATTAGCTTGCTCACCATTGTAAATTATCTTAGCCAATTCGATGGCTGAAAAGTTGTTAAATCGCAAGGTTCGTTCCTGACCTCCGATGTTTAGTTTCATGATTCCTGTCATGCCGTAAATTTAGTAATTAATACCAACAAAAAAAGCCCTCTTTTCGAGGGCCTTTAACTAAACACAAACACGGAAAACAGGAAATTAGGTTGGAATTGCGTCATCAATCGGGCCAGAACCTGTGATTGTCACAGAGTAGGTCTGATATTCAGGAGCAGTAGCAGTTTCATCAAACTGAGAGATAAATCCTTGTCCATATCGGATGTAAGAGTTATCAAGTGATTGAAACTTAAATTTCTTAGTTGTTCTTGCAACCACAATATCGAAAATTCCTTCAGCAGAGATTTCACTAGCTCCAGGAGCAGTATTTACATCTCCTTCAAAAGACATAGTCCAAGAAGCAGTAGAAGGAAGGTTTTGCACGAAGTCACCAGTACAATCGTTGTTGATTTCGGTTGCACCTACAGAGATGGAAAGAGACTTGGAAGAAGTACATACCGCCAATTTCCAGTTAGGAGTCGAAGTCGCAGAGCTGTCGATGTAAACTCCAATATCTTTACTAAATAATTCGTTAG